AGGCGTGGCTTGCGGACGAGGCCGGCGCTCTTGACGACTATCCCGTCGAGGCGATGCGGTCGTCGCAGATTGAGATACTCTCGAAGCTTGGCATCATTATTTCAACGCAGTATCCAAACGACAATAATGTTTTTCTGACGGAAATCGACATAGCAAAAAAGACACTGGATGGACTCCTGGAAGATACAAGGTACTTTTCTTTGCTGTATGAGCCGGATGATGACCTGAAAACAGGCGAAATATGGATGACAGACGACAGATGCATCTACCAAAGTAATCCAGTGGCAGTTGAAAAACCGCTTGTGTTCGATAATCTCATCAAGAAGCGAACAATGGCGGTCTTGTATGAGAATAAAAGAGAAAATTATCTCTGCAAGCACAACAATATCCAATACAAAGGTTTAGGCGTCGAAGGATACATAGACATCCAGAAAGTTAAATTGTGCCGTGAAGATGTACCAGATGATTTTTGGAAAGATAAAAGAGTCTGGTGCGGTCTTGACCTGTCGCAGACAGAAGATAATACGTCTTTTTCGATGGTCACGGAGCACGAAGGTACCGTTTATGCAAAAGTATTCGGATTCATTCCATCCGGTGCTATCGAACGCAAGACCATTCGGGAGAAAGTAGACTATCAGGCGCTTATCCGCAGAGGCGAATGCTTCGCTTGTGGTGATGAGGTCATAGATTACGGCTTTGTAGAGCGTTTTATCATCGATTTACCTGCCAAATACGGCGTTGAGATAGTGCAAGTTGGGTACGACAGATACAACGCTATTTCGACCGTTCAGAAGCTTGAAGAGGCAGGTATCGAGTGCGTGGAAATCAAACAGCATAGTTCCGTGCTCCACGCCCCCACAAAGCTACTGATGGAATATGTGCTTGAAAAGAAATTCAGGTACTGCAACAACCTGATGCTTGAAATCAACTTCCAGAATGCACGGTGCACAAAAGATACGAACAACAACAGATATGTAAATAAAAAGCGGTCCGAAGGAAAGGTTGACATGGTGGTAGCTACCATCAATGCGATGTACCTCCTTCAGCAGGATCAGCTATTCGGCGATGACGGTTTTGTCATCCAGACAGCATAAAGGAGAGTAGGACTATGGGATTTTTCGACAGATTCAGAAAGAAGCCCGAAATCAGGGCGGACACTGTAACACCAGAATTAAATGACGTACTGCTAAAAGCACTATTCAGCGACACGACTGTTACAAAAGAAATGGCATTGCAGATCCCGACGGTGCAGGCTTGCATTGACATTATTGCGAATACAATATCAAGGCTTCCGGTCCGCCTGTATCGGAAGAACGCAGACGGCGATGTCGAGATCGTGGAAAAAGACACGCGTCTTAAACTCCTGAACGATGACACGGGCGACACATTGACGGCGAAGCAGTTCTGGAGAGCAATCATAGAAGACTACTTCTTAGGTCGTGGCGGTTATGCCTACATCAATCGGAAAGGCCGGAACATCGAATCCATCCATTATGTCGATGAAAAAGATGTGAGCATCGGTTATCAGAACTTTGACCCGATATTCAAAGAGTACGACTTGATGGTCATGGGTAGACGCTACACGCCGACTGATTTTATCAAGCTTCTCCGTAAAACAAAGGATGGAATGCAGTCAAGGAGCATCGTGGAAGACAATCCGCTGGTACTGGCAGTGGCATATGAAGAACTGCGTTTTGAATTGTCCCTTGCTAAGAAGGGCGGCGCGAAACGTGGATATTTGCAGACGGAAAAGCCGCTGACACAACAGGCATTGGATGCACTGAAAGATGGTTTTCGCAAGATGTATGGCGGATCCGATGAGAATGTGGTGGTGCTTAACAATGGCATCAAATTCCAGGAGGCATCCGCCAGTGCTGCAGAAATGCAGATGAACGAAAACAAGTCTTCAAATGCAGAGGAAATCTGCAAGCTGTTTGGTGTGCCCCTGTCCATGATACAGGGAAGTTTGACAGGCAACTCCATGACGGAAAACGATGTCAATCAGTTTGTGAAGACTTGCGTTGGCATCATGACCGACATCGAATGCAGTCTTAACCGTGACCTTCTGAATGAGTCGGAAAAGGACTCCTACTATTGGAGTTTCGACACTAAAGAACTAACAAGAGGATCGCTGAGGGAGCGTTACGAAGCCTATAAGATAGGCCTTGATAAGAATTTCCTTCAGATAGACGAAGTCAGGGCGAAAGAGGACATGGAACCACTTGGAATTGACTGGCTCCAGCTGAATCTGAACACTGTCTTCTACAATCCTGTCACCAAAGAGATCTACACGCCGAACACAAACGCGAGTATGAATCTCGAAAACGGGACCGGAGCGAATGCCGGGACTGTGTCGGAAGGAGGTGAGAAGGATGAGAGCGGAATTGAGAGCTGACGGCCTGCATATTAGTGGCTATGTGAATATCCCCGGCAGAATGTCGAGACCTGTCATGACTCCGCACGGCAGAGTCGTGGAAGTCATTGAGCAGAGAGCTTTTGCAAGAGCCATCGAACGAGCGGATAACATCCAGATGCTACTCGATCACGATCCGAACAGGGAACTTGCAAGTACGCAGGCAAACACGCTGACAGTAAAAGAAGACGCTGTTGGCTTACGTGCTGAGTCAGTGGTTACGGATCCGGAAGTAATCGAGGGCGCAAGATCCGGAAGGCTGAGAGGATGGTCTTTCAACATCATGAACCCGAAAGACACACTCGAACAGCGTGCCGAAGGTCTTCCACTCAGGCATATCACAGATCTGGACATGTCGGAAGTGAGCCTGATCATGAATAAAATTCCTGTTTATTCCTCTACCTCCATTGAGGTTAGAGCGGACACGGAAGACGGCGAAGCTGTTGAGTACAGAGCCGATTATCTGGAAGATGTCGAGTTTGATGATCAGACAGAAAAAGACCCTGAACCGGAACCAGAGCCGGTAGAATATCAGACCAAAAACAAAGAAATAATTGCAACATTCAAGCGCACGGTGGAAACAACCGTGCATTTTTTATGCAAAGAAAGTGAGGAATGAGAGACATGACTAAGGACATGAGAATTAAAGCACTTAATGAAAAACTGAGCGCTACTGTCGAGCAGATGGACACCATGGTCGCAGGCGCTGTTGATGACAACGGCGAAGAGAGAGCCTTTACCGAAGAGGAGCAGGCTACTTTTGACGACCTGCAGAAGAAGGCCGAGAGCCTTAAGAAAACGATCGAGGCCGAAGAGAGAGCCAGAGAGCTCGAGATGAAGCCGGTCGAGAAGAAGGAGAAAAAGAAAGAAGTGACAGCAGAAGAGAGAGCAGTAGCAGAAGAGAGGGCATTTGCCGACTTCCTGCGCGGTGTGGTGTCTGAGGAAAGAGGAACCGATTATAACCTGGAAAAAACCGACGGTGCAGCTACCATCCCGACCACGATCGCAAACAAGATCATTAAGAAGGTGTTTGACGTCTGCCCGGTAGCAGCTAAAGCAACCAGATACAACGTGAAAGGCACTCTGCAGATTCCGTACTACCCGAAGGCAGGCGAGACCTACAAGACCGGCATCTCTGTTGCTTATGCTTCTGAGTTCACTGAACTTGCATCCACGACCGGCAAATTCCAAAGCATCACTCTGCAGGCGTTCCTTGCAGGTGCCCTGACCAAGGTTTCCAAGAGCCTTGTAAACAACAGCCAGTTCGATATCGTTGGCTTTGTTGTTGACGACATGGCCGAAAACATTGCTCGCTGGCTTGAGTATCAGCTCCTGATCGGTGATCACTCCAATAGCCGTATCGACGGTCTGTCTCAGGCGACCAACAGCAAGACCGCTACCGGTGCGACCTATGTTACCGCTGACGACCTGATCGGCCTGCAGTGCGCAGTTAAGGATGTATTCCAGGCAGACGCTTGCTGGATCATGGCTCCGTCCACCAGAGAAGCGATCCGCAAACTGAAAGACAAGGAAGACAGATATCTCCTGAATCCGGACTACAGGGAAGGCTTCGGCTGGACTCTGCTTGGCAAACCGGTATACGTATCCGACAATATGCCGGACTTCACCGCAAGCACCACAGCGATCTACTATGGTGACTTCTCAGGCCTGGCACTGAAGATCTCCGAGAACATCGACATCGAAGTCCTTCGTGAGAAATTCGCAACCGAGCACGCGATCGGCGTAGTCGGATATCTGGAGTGCGACGCCAAGATCGAAAATGAGCAGAAGATCGCCGTCCTGAAGATGGCAGCTGTGGACCCTTCATAACCTTATCAGCCGATGCTGACATCGATGCAGAAACGGATCTCTACGGAAAATCCGTAACGGATCTGCAGTCGGACATCGTGATCGGTGATGATGCGATCACCGGAACCCTGGCTTATGTATCTGATTACACAGACTTTTCGGAGGATACCGATCTGCAGAAGGGGAATTTCCTCGCACTGCACTTCGGAGCTCCGGAAGGCTATGAGATTACAGTAAGTCTTGGAGATGATCCGATTGAGGTCGATGCAGACGGAATAGTGGTGATGCGGATAGCTGATAAGGATACAGAGGTCATCACAGCAACAGCCACAAAGGGAGACGATACGCAGACGCTTACGTTCGACCTTAGCGGCCTGACCTGCGAGACGGAAGGAGGCTGACAACGTGGTAAAACTTGGCGACAAGAAGGCAAAGAAGCCTGCCTCTCCGAAGAAACCCCAGAAGAAAGGGGTGAAGTCCCGTGGAACTAAGTAGGACCAAAACGAGCGCCGTTGCGGATTATCTCCGGCTCGATGAGGACGATCCTGTAAGACTTAAACCGATCATGGAAGCGGCTCTTAAGTACATCATGGATTTTACAGGCATGAGCGAAGCCGAACTCGACGAGCATGAGGATCTGTATGTCGCTTTTATGGTCCTATGTCAGGATATGTACGACAACCGGGCGCTGTATACGGATAAGGCAAGCGTCAATAAGGTTGTCGACAGTATCCTTGCACGTCATCGCACTAACTTTGTGTAAGGTGGTGGTGGCATGTACGTAGATCCGGGCGAACTCAACAAACAGATCCAGATAATCAGCAAGTCTCACGGCGAAACTTATGACCACAAAGGCAGGCCGATAAGGACGGAGACGGTCGTCCGTACCTGTTGGGCGAGAATGTCAAGCATCTCCGGCACTGAACTAATCAAAGCCAACAGCGAGTTTGCGGACGCGAAGAAACGTTTTTTGGTCAGATACACGCCTACGCCAATCAATACGTCCATGTATGTCAGATACAAGGGGCAGGATCACAACATCCAGTATGTCAATCCGTACCGGGACAATAAAGATTACCTCGAAATCTGGACAGACTGGAAGGATCAGGAGGCGCACGAAGACGATGGGGAAAGCGAAACTTGACGTTGGTTTTGATGATCTGCTTAAGATGCTTGACAAACTGGAAGCGCCGGAAGAGATCGCAAAAAAGGCCGTAGGCAAAGCCGAAAAAGCACTGCTGAAGAGTACGAAGGCAGCAGTTAAGAATTCCCTTATCAATAAGGGTTCTTCGGGTCTTGTCAACAGCTTTACCCCTACAGGCGCAAAAGAGAATCAATGGGGCGTGTACTCAGTTGTGCGTCCCGTTGGTTCCGATTCTGACGGCATAGAGTACAGCCAGAAGGCTCTGTGGTTGGAATACGGGCGCTACAGGGTCGGCAATGCCGGAAGGAAAGCGAACAGTATCGAAGAGAATCAGGTACAGAGGGCGCGTCCATGGAGGCAGGCAGCTGTCAATAACGCTGAGGCAGAGGTCATAAGAATCATAGAAGATACCATCTCTCAGGAAGTCGATAAGTAAGGAGGCAGAGTAGATGGCGAGTACAGTCAATGAAATTATCGTAACCGCACTGAGAAGCCTGAACCTGCCCGTTGTAGAAAGGCTTTATGAGGGCAAGAAAAAAGAATACATCACTTTTAATTTTGCGGATGACCGGGCAGAGGACTTCGGGGACGATGCACCACGCGCCGATGTGGCATACATGCAGGTGCATTACATCTGCACGTGGGATACCGATTTCGACGCCATAAAGAGAAAAATCCGTCAGCTTTTGTTTGACGCAGGTTTTTCGTGGCCAGAAGTCACGGACGCAAGTGATGACTATGAAAAAATCCGGCACTTTGTTTATGAGTGCTGGATTGAGAATGATTACGAATTAGAAGAATCATAAGGAGGACACATAAATGGCTAAAAAAGGCATTAGATATGCAGTTTTTGCAACCAGAACGGAAACTGTTGGTACGGGTGGCGCTATCACTGTGGCATACAGCAACGGGACAAATATTAGCCCGGTGGTTACCTTTAACGGAAGCATCAACACGTCCAGCCAGAAGGACTATGGCGATGACATTGTTGTTGATGTTGACAATTCGGTCACAGGTGGCACCCTGTCGGTCGAGCTGAACAATGATGAGGATGCAATCTATACCATGCTTCTCGGTCACAGCAAAGATACCACCAGTGCTGAGATCGCTTTCTCGTCTGAGGATGTGGCACCGTACATCGGTGTGGGCGCGATCGGTAAGTCCGGCAATGAATGGGTCGGTAAGTGGTACCCGAAGGTACAGTTCCATGAGCCTGCGGATGACAACCAGACAAAGCAGGAGAATGTCACTTTTGGGCATATCACTCTTGAGGGCGATATTCTTATCCCCGATGACGGCATCTGGAAAGAGCGCAAGACCTTTGCAGATCTGGCAGCGGCAAAAACCTGGCTGAATGGCAAAGCTGGCATCTCTTAAGGAGGTGTCGGCTTATGGCTAAAACAGGGATCAGATATGCGGTATTTGCTCCGATTACGAATCAGATAAACTACCAGATTACTCCGGTACAATACGACAGGATTACAGACGCAGACGCTTATACTGTGGAAAAGTACAAGAGATGGATGGTGAAGGCAGGGGCTAACAACTACTGCCAATATTCGTCATTGTTTCGATTCTCCCCTGTTGCTGCCTTCAATGGTTCTGTGTCAAGTGGGTTTGTCAACGATTACGGAGATGACGGCGTCGCAGATTCGGAAGCCGGAACTATCGCAGGGACGCTTTCAATCGAATTAAATGACGATATATCATCTATTTATAGGCATCTTTTCGAAAGTATTTTGGATATCGGGGAAAACGCAACACCATGGCAAGGGGCGATCATAGACCAAACCGTAAGAAAGAACTATCTTAACCCTGCTGCAATCAGCTACAACGTCAACAGCGTTGTCCCCTACGTCGGCGTCGGTGCGGTCGGCAAGAGCGGCAATAAATGGGTGGCGAAGTGGTATCCGCTTGTGAAATTCCAACAGCCAAACGACGACAATCAGACCAAACAGGAAAACGTTACTTTTGGGCATATCACTCTTGAGGGCGAGATTTTCGTGAACAAATTCGGTATCTGGAAACAGCGGAAGTCCTTCGACGATTTTGAAGATGCAAAAGAGTGGCTGAAGACTCGTTTAAATCCCGAGAACTGGAGTGTTGAGGATGAGTGATTTTCAAGTTGACGGTATCGATATTGAATTAAATGGAGAAGTCAGAAATCTCCTCTTTGACTTCGGCGTAATTGAAAAAGTCCAGGATAAGTATGGAGTGCACCCGATTAAAGCCATACAAGCAATGTTCTGGGCGGAAAAACAGGAAGATGGCTCCGAGTTGTCGCATTACAGGGCAAGCGCGGTTATTGACCTTGTGCAGATCCTGCTTGATGCAGAAGTGAGCCGCAGGAAGTTTTTCGATGGCTCCACAACACTCCGCAAGTATACGCGTGAGGAAATCGGGCATATAATCACGCGGAAAAACGCGGATGCTGTTGTTGGAGCAATTACGCAGGCTTGGCTTGGCTCTGTCCCCAAGCCCGAAGATGACGAAGCAGGCGAAGAGGATGACTTCGAGGATGCCGACTCAAAAAAAAAGAAGCAGACGAAGTGACACCGTTTGACATTGCAAGGCTTTTCTATCTTGGGATGACAAAGCTTTGCATACAACGGCGTGAACTGCTTTACATGACACCGCGCGAGTATTTCGCCTTATGGGGCGCTTACGTGGCTTACAACAATCTAAAACCAAAGACGGGCGGCGCTACTATCGACGCACTGCCCTGATTTGCGGACGGCTTACTTTCTTTTCGTGGGAGGTAGGCCGTCTTTTTTGATTAAAGGAGATTTAAGATGGCGGCAAAGAAAATCGGCCTTGTCCTTGCGCTGGACGGGGAAAAAGAGTTTAAGAGCGCCATAAAAGCAGTCAAAGAAGAAGTCAAGCTTTATGGCGACTCGATCAAAAACCTCGATAAAGCCTTTGCCAGCAACAGGAACAGCGCAGAGGCGCTATCGAAGAAACAGGAAGCATTAACCAAAAAGCAGGAAGCCTATATAAAACAGCTCGAGGCGGCAAAGAACGGTCTCGATAACGCGAAGAAACAGTATCAGGACCAAACGACCGCACTTGAAAAACTAAAGTCAAAACTCGACGATGCAGAGCGCGAACTGAAGCAGATGGCGGATGCAGGTGACACCAACTCCGATGCTTACAAAAAGCAGAAGGACGAAGTGGAGAGGCTGACCACTGCCGTCTCTAAGCAGTCGACCAATGTCAACACTGCTCAGGCGCGGATCAACCAGTGGACGCGTGAGGTCAACAACTCTGAGGCCGCACTTAATGAGTGCAATGCGGAGTTACGGCAGAATGAAAAATATCTGGATGAGGCCGCGAGGGCGGCGGACGGGTGCGCGACAAGTATCGACAAGTTTGGCGATGAGGTCAATGACGCGGAAGACGACACGCAGGAACTGAATGTATCGCTGAAAGATATGGTCAAAAACAAGCTTGTCGACTTAGGCGGCGACACACTCGTTGATTTGGGCAGAAGGGCTATAGAAGCGGCGAAATACGTGATTGACGTAGGCAGCAGCTTTGAGGCGGCAATGTCGCGAGTACAGGCAATATCGGGCGCATCTTCCGGCGAGATTGCAAAGCTGAGTGCTCTGGCTCAGGAAATGGGCAGAACCACGAAGTTTACCGCGACGGAATCCGCCGATGCGCTGAACTACATGGCGATGGCAGGATGGAAGACGGACGACATGCTGCAGGGTCTTGAGGGCATCATGAACCTTGCGGCGGCATCCGGTGCTGACCTTGCCATCACTTCAGACATTGTGACGGACGCCCTGACCGCCTTCGGTGCATCTGCGAGCGAATCCGGCAGACTTGCCGACATCATGGCGGCGGCAAGCAGTAATGCCAACACCAATGTCGAGATGATGGGCGAGACGTTTAAGTACGCGGCTCCGGTTGCCGGTGCTCTCGGCTATACGATGGAAGATACGGCGCTTGCTATCGGTCTGATGGCTAATGCAGGTATTAAATCGTCTCAGGCAGGTACTGCACTGCGGTCTGGTATGACACGGCTCGTCAGTCCGACCAAGCAGGCGCAGGAAGCAATGGACAAGTATGGCATCTCCATCACAGACAGTGACGGAAAAATGCTTACTTTCC